TCGCGGATAAAAAACCAAAATCCACCCAAAACAGCGGACAGGGCCAACGACCATATTGTGCTGAGTTCCATTAAACAAGCCTACCCTTTGTCTTGCCTTGGGTGGCACAGCCATCAGCACTGCTTACGTATCCACCATCTGCGCAGTTCCACGCACGAAGGCTCTTGTTAATCCTCGAATCTGGATCCCTTGCGGTTTCTGCGCTCGTAAGCTTCGACTTCATGCCTTTCATCCGGGCGCAGAAAGAGTCGCGCCTGCTGCCGCCCTCGGGTTGGGGGGCTTTCAGCCCCGGCTTCCCCGGATTTGCTGCGTTGTAAGAAGCTCTCCCTTTGGCGTTCAAGCCGCCTTTGGGATTCTTCCCCTCCTTGCGCGTCCATGCAGGCGACTTAGCCATAGAACACCATGACAGAAGCAATGGTGGTCACATCAACATAAATACCAGATGTAAACAGCAAGCCTTCGTGGGGGAGCAACATGTAGTCTGCCCCTGTTGTACCGGCAAAAACATTGACTGTTAAACGTGTAGTGCCACTTGCGCCGCCATCTTTAAACACTACTGTTCCAGCAGTGGAGGCAGTCGGGATAATGCGCACCCCCTTAATCCGTGCTCGCCCAATAGAGTCTCCGGCTTGGTTGTTTAATAAGCCATCGTCAGTGCGTATTGCACTGGCTAGGATGTCTGCTTGCATTCCCATAATCAATCTCCTGATTTAACAGGGGCCGAAGCCCCGTTGGGTTGATTAGGTGGTAGAGAATGGTGTTGCGACAGTGCCTGAGCCGTTTACAGTGCCACGAACCATGTAGGCGTTTGCAGCGACAGCAACGATTTCGATCCATGTACCAGCAACACCACCAGTGGTTCCGCCGTTCAAGTTGATGAAGTCAAAGGTGTCTGCCGCCAAAGCGTTGTAGGCCACCAAAGCGTCGGATGAGTCAGTGTCCACGCCCATCAAAGTACCGATGAAATAGTCACCGGAAGCCGCTGTAGTAGCGATCTTCAAAGAGCTGGTAGAGATGGTTGTAGGAACCCAGATGGTGTAAACAACGCCTTCGTTGTTGATGGTGTTGGGGTCTTGACCGGGGCCTGAAGAGGTGGGGTCAGAGGAGACATTGATGGTTGGCAATGTCAAAGTAGTTGTTGCGGCAAGAGAGCCACCAACAGAGATGATGCGACCACCGTGGTCAACGGGGTTAAGAGTGGTAGTTGCGGAGATTGCTACAACAGAACCGGGGCCTTGAGAATAAAAACCTGTGAGCGACCGGACTGGGCCTTGAAACGTAGTGCGTGCCATGTTTTTTCCTTACATGCAAGTTAAGGTGTATCAATCTGCATGTCGTCAGCCGGGACTGTTTGATACACCGGAGAACCCCGGAATGGTTGCAATATACACCATTTAAACGCAGTCAACAAGAGTTTAAACAAGAAAAAAGGAGCCGAAGCTCCTTTCCTCTTTTTGGTTATCAGGCAGTACCTGAAGAACCAAACATACCCAGAGGGTCAGACCAGCCGAAGCTGTAACGCTCACGGGCCTTGTAACGCACGTTGCCGGTGTCGAAGTCGCCGTCCATGCTGTTAGACAGCGGTGTACGAACGAAGTGCTTCAGACCGTTTGGCACGTCTGTAGTCAAGAACCAAGCGTTGGTGTCTGTCAAGAAGTGGTTGACAGTGTAGCCGCCGGGAATTGCACCCATTTGCTTGATGGCGTTGATGTCGTTGTCCGCTGTAGACACACGCAGTTCGGTGTCTAACAAACGTTTAGCGACAAACATCAAGTTTGGAGGAACAATCATCTTGACAGGCTTGGCTGCAATCAACAAACCACGCTCGTCTGTCCAAGCAGCGATCTGGATAACGGCGGCTTCCAAAGAAGTCTCGTTCAAATCAACTTGGGTAGAGGGAGTGTTGCTGTTGACACCGCCAGTAATCAAGGGGTGGCTGGTATTAAACAAAGACACGCCGTCGCCACCGGGGTAGCTAGAGCTAAAGCCATTGTTCAGGACGGCAGCAGCCTTGACCTGTTTGGTGTAAGCCATAGCGCGAGCCAATGACTTGGTGTAACGAGACGACAAGCTGTCGTACAAGTTATCTTCAATCGCTTCTTCAGTGATTGAGAAACCCAAGGCGATGGTTTCGTGTGTATAGCGGGTTGACCATGCCTCTTGTGCATTGTCATAAGCGATGGCAGAACCTTCGTTTTTGACTGGTGCAGCAGAAAAGCCGGACAGTTTGGTTTCTTCTTCAAAAGAACGCTCAGAAGTCTCAGTTTCGTAGATTTCTTTGTGTTCTTCACCGTAGCGAGCATACTCCATACCGAACAAAGCGTTCAATCCGGGGAGCAACTCTTTCAGCAGTTGTGCGCGTGAAATAGCCATGATTTAAGCTCCTGTTTAAACGCCAGAGGCGATAGTGGTTGTATGAATCTCAAAGTTCCAACGAACGATGAGTTCGGGGAACACCACGTTGCCAGAACCATTGACATAAGATGTCTCAGGCACAACGTCAACGACGTTCATGGGCAGTGTTCCTGTGGTTGCAGACGCTGCAACGGCTACTCGGCTGTCGCCTGTAGCTGTCAAACCAGTGTTCTGAACCAATTCCACGTTTGTACCAATAACGGTAAATTGCGTGGTAGATGACGGCAACAAACCAGAAGTTGCATCATCAGCAGTAGTACCAGCAGCGATCACAGCCTTGAACAAGGTGTTAGGGTCATTACACACATAAGCGGTAATAACTGTACCTGTTGGAGCAGTAGTGTTTGCAGGATAGTACTGAGAGAAAATGACCTGACCTTGCGCGTTAACGTAAGAGCAGCCCATGAAAACGCCCATGATTTGTGAAGTTGTCACAGTTGCACGAGCGGACGTGATGGCAGATTTGATAATCGTGCCGGTGTTTACCATTTCTACAGCATCACCAAAAAAGATGGAGGTGTTGTAGGCCGAGGCAATCCGATACTGACGAGTAGCGCCCGCGAAGGGTGTACCGCCGTATAGATTGATCGGCTTCAAACCATAAGGTTTATCTACCGTTGGGTAAGCCATTTTAGACTCCTAAATTTAAGAACCAGAACCAAAAGTGACTTTCGACTTCTTATCAGCGAATAACGCCATATTAGATCGAGCGTCCCTTTCACGAAGGAAATTGTTGTCTACCGAATCCATTTGCGACTTGTTCAAGTTTTCAAAGTGCTTGGCACGTTGTTCCATGAACTCAGCAGGAATACGACAGAGCAACAGCCCGCCAATCTCAATGCCGCCTTTAAAGCGGCCTTCGGTGGCAGCGTGCATCATGAGTTCAGGATATTCTTCCGCTTTTACGGGTTCGTATCCCTCACGTAACTTAGAAGAGATATTGCTGGGATCAGCAGCTCCCAAAGTACTTAAACGGATATAACGGTGTTTCCAACCGGGTCTATCCTCTGGCATGGGTAGAGCTTCAGGGGCCTGCCAATAGGTAGGTCTGTGAGCTTGCACTCGGCTGTCCAATGCACGATCCAAACGATTCTGTGGTTTTTTTGTTTCTACGTTTTCCATGATTAAGCACCTTTTCTAAGTAAAGCAACCTGTCTTGCATATTCTTCAATTGGCACCCCAAGACGTCGCGCTTGCGCGGCTTCTGATGCCTTTAACCGAATACGGTTAGGTGGTGTACTCCGTGTAGCAGGAGCCACAGGCGAAGTAATTCGTGTTGCACGGCGCGGCGGATCATAATCATCATCCTCGTCAACCGGTTCTGACGTTCTTTTCTTAGGAGGCGGTTCGTCATCCTCATAGCTCTGTTCACTTTCAAAGTGTTCAGGAAATCTTTTGCGCATCGTTTTGTCGATGGTTTTGAAGTACTCTTCAGTACCTACATAGTCCGCACCATACTCGCGCTGCAACTTTTTGTCAATACCCATCGCAGCCATAGTCATTTCTTCGTCTTTACCCCACCAATCTTTATTGGCATCGACCCACTTTTTGGTGCGTGGAGTAAGGTTGGGTTCTTCTGGTTGCGCCGGTGCAAATTCTTTTTCTTCTACCTCTATTGGCCTCATGCCACGGGTCTTATCTAGTTTTAACGTAGCTTCAGCAATTTCTGCTTGGGCATCAGTTAAAGCGTCTACATCCCCCGCTTCGTAGGCTTCCTTGTATTTTTTCTTGGCGGATTCAAGCTGAATTGCAGCAGACGATTGTGATTGCTCAATTAGTACTTTACTTCCACTAGAAAGCTGTTGTTGAAGTTTTTTGTTTTCTTCATAGACTTGTTTTGCAAAGTTTTCAGCCGCTTCGCGTTCGCGTAGGGCTTCTTCTTTGGCGCGGCGTTCGTCGTGGTAGCCACGGGTGAACTTCTTGATACGCGCTTGAACCTTCTCGTCATATGTGGATAGTTCGTCTTCGGTTGGATCTTCCACCGGCTCTTTCATGGGCTTGCGGCCACGATCTTGCGCGGGGGTATCGTCTTCAATTTCTATCTCAAACTTCTCTTCAGCAGAAGCTTTCTCTGTTTTTTCATCGGGAAACTCATAAGAGTCTTCAAACTTTTGCGTTGCCATGTATTACTCCTTATGCAGCACGGGTAATTCCGCGCGGATCTTCCACAACAGCCTCAACCGAATCATCGTTAATGATCCTGAATTCGCGGCCATGAATCTTCAGACGGGTGCCTGAATTGGGTCGGACAATGACAAAGTCACCTTCCTTGCACGACGGCCCACTAGGGAACCGAGCGGTATCTGTATAGGCATCAGGGCCTAGCTTTACTACAAACAGTACTGGGGTCAGTACTTCTTCATAGTGCATAGATTGATTTGATTTAACAATACCAATTTCACTATCTGCAAACTCTTCCATTGCTTCAGGAACAACGCACAGAAGTCGAAAGGTTTTAGGATCAGGCAACTGCTTTGCTTTATCCTCTGCACTCGTGTTAAGAATGCCGGACAAATCTACCGCAGCGACATCAAATTCAGTCATCGGAATACTCCATTTTCTTTGCAAGGTCTTTGACAATTTGATCTGCATGAGTTAGACCCCGAATAACTCCGCAGACGTGCCGATACTCGGCGAAATCCTTTGCGCCACCGCCACTTAAAAAAATGGCTTGATCCTCGCGTAACTTGTCAATTTCTTTGAGAAGGTATGTAAGCGTTTGTGAATTCATTTATCCACCCCTTTTGTTGTTAGGTTGATTTCGTTGTGCTCGCTGCATGGCCATCTGCGCTTTATGTTTTGCCGCATCAATACCCATACGCACTCCTTCCATCTCTTGCTGTTTGTCTAACTGATCTCGTTTTGCGGCTGACTGTGCGCCAACCTGCATAGCAGCGATTTCTTTTTGAGCCTCAATACGAGACTCTTCAATACGAATCTGGTCTGCTTTTGCCGCAGCGTCAATCTGTTGCTTCTGCTGTTTCAATTGCAACTCGCCTTGCTTGATCTGCAACTCTTGCATCTGCATCTGAACAATTGGATCTTGCATCTGTTGTTGTGCCTGTTGTTGCTGAGCTTGCTGTTGTGCTTGTTGAGTCAACTGCTGTGACGCTTGTGCTGTCATCATTGCAATACGATCCGCCAACTCTGGAGCCACTTGTTTGTTTTGCTCCTCATTAGGTAGTGGCGTACCAATTGCCATCTCCACTTGCTTGCGATACTCAAACGCAATGTGCTCGTTAATGTGCGCCATAGCCGCCGCCGCAATTGCTTGCGCTTGC